CTAACATTTCATTATATGATTGATCATCAACAGCTCTAAATTGAACTTTAGAAAATCTTTTAGAAAATTCACCAGTTAATACATTTATAACATTTGGTATTATAGGATAAAATTTTAATTCTAAAGCAGAATCATCTGACTTAGTTAATACATCCATTAAGTCTTTATATTCATTATCTTCTTCAATAATGTAATCTGTTTTATCAATAATACCTTTTGCTAACTTATAATTTTTAAGAAGTTTTCTAGATGTCTTTCTTAAATACTCTAAACCTTCTGTCTCTAACCAATCTAAATTCCATGATGCCCAATCATCTGTTTTCTTTTTAGCTGGTAAAAATTGTGTAGGTTGCGTAAGTGCAGCAGAAGATGGATAATCTTTACTATCTGCTTTTGCACCATTCTTTAATTGTAAAGCATTTAAAATTCTCATAAATTATTTTTTTAGCGTATAAGTAATATATACTTTACCATAGGTAGAATTAGTTTTCCAATTAGATGAGTAACCTGTAGAAGTAGTTGTCCAATATTTTTTCATTATCTTAAATTTTTAAATGCAGATTTTTTAAATTTTGATTTATTTGTTATTCTAGATCTACCTAAATTTTTAAAAGGTCTACTAGATAATTTATACAAATTTTGTGATTTTTCCAAGTTATCCTTAGACTTATCACTCTCTTTACGTCTAATATAACCTCTATTAGACTGTTGAAGCTTTACAAATGCAATTAGAGCAGAAAATGCTACAAGTCTATCCACATTTAATCCAGGATAATATTGCATCATTTCCGTTAATAACATTTTGTCTGGTATTCTTTCTACACCAAGTGTTGTTTTAATTATATTACCATGTTCATCTGTGTCTTGACTAATCTCTTCTCTAAGAAATTCTATAGCATAAGATATCAAATGACTTTTAAATAATGTACCAGTATTCTTCCAACCATACTCTTGATAAACTGTACTATTAGATCCAAGATCTTTTAAGAATACTATTTGTTGCTTTGGTACTAAATATTTTTGTTTTTTCTTTGCTATCATATGTTGTATAAATAATGATATATTATTTTCAACAATAGTCCAAGCATTATACCATTCAATAATGATTTCTAATTGTTCATGTGTTTTATTTATATCATCATATCTACCGCACCATGATGCAACTATTTTATCTCCTTCTATAAATGTTTCTAATCCATCCTTTGTTTCTCTTGTTACTTCAACAGCATTCTTATAAACAAATATACTACATAAAGAATCTGATGTAGTTGTCTTACCCTCTGATACAGGGTCAATAGATGCATAATACATTCCAAACTTTGGATCTTTTACAGGTTTCTCCCACATTACTATAGATCCAGATTTATCTTCTAATTTCTTTTTAACAGGGAACTGTAATATAGGAAGTTTACTAGTTTTAGTTGCCTTTATTTTATTATTCTCTCTTTCTAAGTTTATAAATTCATATGCATATTCTTTATCTTCTATTCTTTTTAATTGTTTAGATATTATAGCTTGAGGAAATATTGCTGCTTTTCTATATGCAAATGCTTCTGCAATATTCATTGGTTTTTGTGAAATCCTAAGTTGATATTGCTCAGGATTTAATTCTTTTTGCCATTGACTTCTTTCATTTTTAATAGCCTCTATTGCTTCTTTAATTAAAGAATTACCATACTTATCAATATAAGGAGGCATAGACCACTGCTCAGGAATAAATAATCCAGCTTTACCTATCATACCTTTATCATCCATAAGATCAGTTTCAACAGCAAATATATCATTTGCTTCTGGTGATAGTACCATATTTTTTAATGGTTCACATTGATCAAGATCACCGACTGATCCTGCAGCAATAAACATACCTGTAGTCATCATACCTGATGTCATAGCAGGTCTAATATATTCATATGTCTGATCCATCTTAGGTGCAATACCAGCCTCCTCATGAAAAAAGTAAGTACAAGGTCCACCTACACCAGTTGTTGGATTTTTTTCAAAAGATGCACCTTGTATTTTAGACATTAACCCTTTATTAGTTTTTCTATTATTTATTCTTACCTCTATTTTTTGTTCCCACAATAATACTTTCTCAGGAGTGCAC